TTTGTCCGTCTGCGTATATAGGAGCAGTTACTCCTGTAAAACTACCACTTGCGGCGCTATAAATTTTAACTGTCCAATTAGCACCAGCATTTGGCGCTGTTGTTTTCACATAGATTGAACCAGTTGGGTTTAGTGTGTAATCTGGATGTTTTGTATGAGGGCCTTGGAACAATGTAACTGGGGCACATGCCGCAGGTAGCCCATCAATACCAATAGCAGTTAACATAGCAGTACCGCCAGTACCATTTCCTGTTACGGCCAGTTTACCGTCTGGAGTTGTTCCGTTGGATTTTGCTGTTGCATCTGTATAAAGGTCTAAGTAACCGCTGGCGTTAACTCTAGCACCGAAGCCTTTTGTATGGCCAACTGTGTTAATAGAATTAGCCAATGCTGTAATTGTAACACCGCTTAATGTAATAGTTTGATTGTTAATTACAAATGTTTGACCGTTCCAAGCAGACAAGTCCGGGTTAACTTTGGTACTTGTTGCAACAGGCCATGAAGTCTGCCATGATGTAGATTTCCATGTAGCAGAAGCACTGAATCCGGTTTCAACATTATCACCAACTTGTACCCAATTACCGTCTTTGTTTTTGTACCAGTAGTGAACTTCAGTTGTTCCTGCAACAACACAGTAAGAACCATTTGTACCAAAACTGTCTTTAGGTGTAAAGTTATCGCTAGTAGCAGTTGCTAAATTTGCGTTATCAATAACCAATGGGATTTTGTTTGTGAACGCTTGGTTAACTTTGCTCCACTCAAAAATACCCCACTTAGTGTTTGAAGTGTCTAACCAGTAAGTTCCGTTAACTGGACTACCTTCTGGGTTAGAAGATTGAGGAAGTAAAGAACCTAAATCTAGGTCAGCACGTACAACAAACGCCTGTGAACTAACTCCTAGTAAACTATATGCGGCTTGTAGACCGTATTCGTTTAGTTCTCCGCCATGTATTGGGTTACCACTTGCGTCTGTATAGAACAATGGAGTACCAAATGTCTCTGATAGATCTCGTTGGCTAGTGATTAACCAAACTTTACCTGCATTTGCAGGATCTGTGCCCGGAGCAATTCCTGTTCCGCTAGCATTTTGTTTATTACTTGCGCTCGCTACAAAGATCATAGGAGTTGTCGCCGGAGCCGCCGGTAAGTAGAAACTCTGATCGATAACTGATACTTGTACGCCTGGTGAATTTAGTGCCATTTCAAATCTCCCATATAATGGTTTTCTTCTCAATATTTAGCACATATGGTTAAAAAATACCGGCTTAAATACCTATGAAAAGGGCACCAAAAAGGGCGGCGTATGCGTAATACTTGTAAAAAATGTCAGCAGAGACCAGTGGCAGTTAACTATCGCAAAGAAGGTAGGACCTATTATAGGTCAACTTGCGATCACTGTGCTAGAGGATTCTTAACAGACAAGCCCTCATGGGCTAAATTTGGATACAAGAAAAAGAATAGTTGTGACAAGTGTGGATTTAAAAGTCTCCACAAGGAAGTGTTTAATGTATTTCACGTTGACGGGAATTTACTAAATGCCAATCCCGCCAACTTAAAAACTATATGTGCTAATTGCTCTGTAGTGCTTCGAAAAGATGGGGGGAAATGGCGTCAGGGCGATCTCCGACCAGACTTTTAATCTTGTTGAATAGATCGTCAATGGTACCGTTGTTATCTAGCACATGATCAAATCGTGTGCCTACCCACGCTGTTTCACTTGCGTGTATTTTCAAATCTTCTAAACGCTTTTTACCTAAAGCCCATCCAAGGTGACGATCACCTTTGTTTGCGTCAATTGCCGCTTCATACCACTCGGGCTCTGGGCCACGAACAACTCGTACAACAATTCCGCCTGCATCCCATATTGATTTAATTTCGTTAGGAAATCGGCAATCTGAAATTACAATATCGTCAGTACTATTACGGAGTTTGTTTTCTAGTGCGGCAATCCAAATGTCGTCATGGAAGCCTTTACGGCATACTTCTGTGCCCCAATATTGCAGTACCCAACGTGGAGTTAAGTTGGGTATATTAAGACGTTCTGCCCACCACGGATCTACTTGCTCACGCCATTCACGAGCTTGTTTTGTGCGTCCTTCGAGCATAGTTCTATCCCAGCCAAAGACATGTGCTACAGCATCTTTTAAACTGCCAGCAAAACTTTCTCGTCTAAAACCGTGAAAATTAGTAAGATAGTCAGCAACTGTATCTTTGCCGGAACCAATAAAACCGCACACGCCTATGATCATAGTATCTCTCCAAATAGATACTTGATTATATATTAGCCTATTACAAAAGTCAACGGTTGTTGGTTATCTTTATTGTTGATTAGATCCTGCTCAAGCATTTCCATTTCGGCTTTGCCTTCGCTTTTGAGTGCGGATCCGTTTAGGTTAGTACCGCCCTGTGGGCTAGCAATAGTGGCAAACTTTTCACGAGCTTCGCCTAAAATAACCTTTGCTTGGGCTGTAGCAAAGTCTCTAATCCAAATACCTGCCCAAGTATCCTGGAATAGAATAAAATCTGGCTTGTAATTGTACATCCAAAGTAGAACGTTTTCTTCGCCACGTGGGCGTTGTGTAATTCTTAACTTTTTAGTAACTGAATTCCAGTCAAAGTTAATAAACGAACCGAACATTTTACCAACTAAATTTTGGTATTGTGAGAACATCATGTAGGTTGCTAGACCTCCCATGTTGCTGGAACTTAACAAATAGGTGTTAGAATAGGCCAGATTAAACGGCTCAAATAGCGTACCGCCATCGCCGCCGCCACTTCTAGAACCAATACTACGACGGAAAATCTGTCTAACCTGCATTACTTCAGGTGCTAACTGATATTCGTTAACGTCTGTTTGTAAGGTTAGGTACCCAAAACTTTCTTCTACAGAGTTTTGACTGCGTTGTCTGTACTTGCGCAGGGCTTTATCTATAGCAAGATCATAGTGTTTAGGATCTAGTTCTACGTCGATCATACCGTCGCCCAGAGAGGTCTTGATATAATCAACCACTTTTTGTTTTTCGGTTTCAGTTTCGTTCATGCTACTATTTACCTATAAATACACGACTATGCCAAGACTATCCATGTACCGCCCCGAAAAGGGCAATGATTTTAGAATGTTAGACCGCAACATTGCTGAACAATTTCAGGTGGGCGGAACTGATGTTTATGTCCACAAATATGTAGGACCTGTAGATCCTGTTTCAGGCGAAGCAACACCTGCTACTCCTAATGCCAGCGCGGCAGGTGTGCTAGGAATTCAAGACGTATTGTTTATGGAAAACAGAGATCGCAAGTACGATCCCGATGTTTACGTAATGCGTGGAATTTACACCATGCAGGATATAGACTTTAATTTGATGCAGTTTGGTTTCTTTTTAAACAACGATAATGTAATGATTACATTCCATCTACGTAATACGGTAGATACGTTGGGTCGTAAACTAATGATAGGCGATGTTTTAGAATTGCCGCATTTACGTGACGAGTATGCTCTAAACGATTCTGTAATGGCATTGAGAAAATTTTATGTGGTATCGGAAATTAGTCGTGCCGCTACAGGATATAGTCAAACATGGTATCCGCATTTGCTTCGTGCCAAGTGTGAGCCGTTAGTCAACGCACAGGAGTTTGCACAGATTCTTAACCAAGAAATGACCGCTGATCCTAATACAGGCATACCAACCGGTGTCCCCGACGGCACAACTCTTGCAGATGTATTTTCATTGTACAACAAAAATATTGAGATTAATAATCAAGTGCTTGCTCAAGCAGAAGCAGATGCTCCTCTAAGCGGGTACGACACAAATCATCTATACGTATTGCCAGTAAAAGACGATCAACAATCTCTAGCATTAGAAGATGCCAGCAACACAGAACGAGATGCCAGCGAAGACGACCATACCGCAGATGCTAGTTCTGTTTTTGTAAATCCAGAAAAGAATATATATGTAGGATACTTAACAGGCGACGGTGCGCCGCCTAACGGTGCCCCTTACACTTCTGGTATTGATTTCCCTGCTAATCCTTACAAAGGTGCATTCTGTTTGCGTATGGATTATATGCCTAACAGATTATTTAGATTTGACGGGCATAACTGGGTGTACCAAGAATCAAATGTGCGCATGACAATGACTAACAAGCCGTTAGATGGCAAACCTGACAATAACAATAAAACAAGACAAACACAAATTGGTTCGTTTGTTAATAATAATGCCTCAACTACTATTGCTGGTAAACAAGTTGTTGAGCGTCAATCGTTAAGCAAAGCATTAAAAAGTAATAAACCAAGGGCAGATAATTAATGGAACTCTTTTACGACGGGCAAATACGCCGATACTTAACACAGTTTATGCGACTGATGAGTAATTTCAGTTACGCAAATAATCAAAATGTACCTGTTCAAGTACCTGTTCGTTACGGCGATATGAGTCGACAGGTGGCATCTCTGTTAACACAGAATAGCGAAAACATAATGAACTCTGCTCCGTTCATTGCCTGCTATATTAAAAATCTTAGTTTATCAAGAGAACGATTACAAGATCCCACGTTTGTTAACAAAATGAACATAAGAGAACGTCAGTG